TTCTTGCTCTGCATACTTTTGTACAGTGAACAATTGCAATTGCAATCCAGATAGATCATCTGCGTCTGATGTGTAGTATCTTTGATTTTTAATCTTTCTTTGTGTATTAACACACATTGTTATATCTTTGGTTCTCAAGTACATTAAATATGCCTCTTATTGTTTTTTATATAATTATATTATAACAGAGGAATTGTAAAAAGTCAATGTCAAACTATACCGAACCAAATTTTAATAAAACTATAATACACCAACTCCGAGGAGTTGGTATTTCTGATCCAGAATTTGTACCTTGTGCTCTAGGCAGACCAATTAATAACAGTTTATGGAATATGATTATTCCTGAAATAGCTGAATATCGCTGGAAGAAACCTAACTTTAGATTGGTAATACATGCACAGGATTTTGTTCATTGGTACAACAATGAGTTGTGTGTAGAACTACATTGGATTGAGAAACAATTTACCGAAGAACAACAACGTAAAATTATATTTGTACATTGGGATCACAGTTTGCGTGATTGGTATGAAGGACATATACAGTGTGTTGAATTTGCTAGTCATAGTTACGAGTTAGTGCATCAATTGCGTTCTCGATGGGACGAATGGAAAGATGTACTCAACAAAGATTATGAGTACAACTTTATCTGTTTAAATGGTCGCAGTAGACAATATCGCGACAAAGTGTATCAACTGCTGCAGAACAAGCCTAACAGTTATGTAACACACGGTATACACAATCCTTTTCCCAGTCATCCATACACAGATTACAACTTTAACAATGTTGACAACTTTATTAAAATGATGCCGCTATACCAGAAAGCCAAGGCTAGTATGGTAACTGAAACAATATACGAGGACCATCCAGGAATCATAACCGAAAAAACACTCTTAGCCATTGCAGCCAAGCATCCGTTTATGTGTATAGGACATTTAGGAATACACTATGAGATTGCTGAACGTGGTTTTAAAAATTATGATGATTTGTTTGATTTAACGTATGATGTCATTGAAAAAGAATATAGATTAGAGGCAGCTATCCATTTGAATCTTGGTAGATTAACCAGTAACTATTTTAATATTAACAAGGTAAAAGATAAGATTGAATATAACTTTGACTTTTTAATGAGTAATACTAAAGATGGTTATACAAAAAGTATTGAACAAAGAGCATATAAACAACTTCAGGAAATTGTATTTTAAAAGTTATTAGTAAGCCATAGTTCGATATCACCAGTTAAGTTTGCCATCATTGCTTCTTGACTACCAAAGAAACTCAAACGTTTTTGTCCATAGTAATAGGGAAACTGTAGTTTTCTATCAAGTCCTAGTATGATACGTTTGTTCTTACGTGCAAAATTATCAGGTAACATAAAGTCCCAGCACTCAAACTTTAGTTTCTTCATAACTGAAAAGCCAGTTGACGTTAGTCGCATGCCGCCATTTTCTCTTGTGTTATACCACCAAGAGTGTAATGCAGTCTTGTAGTCTATGAAATTTTCTGTTGAACCGTCAAAATGCAATGCAATAAGAGTTGTTGTTAACTTCTTCTTATCTCGCATCTGGGTATACTTGCTCACCCTTGTGAAGCAATACCACACTAAACTTTTCTGTTTTAAACTGTATGTTTAGTTTCTTTGCTAAACTAATGGCGTGACCTGGGTTTGAAAAACTTACTTTCTTATACTTAGGTCCAGGATACTGTACAAGCATGTTTGATGTTTTTAAGTTGATTGGATTACCATCAAAATAAACTGCCCATATGCCGGTACTGGCTAGAACCTGTTCTGTTTTGTAAGTTGCTTTGTCTGTTACTTCGACAAGTATTGTTGGCTTTGGTCTTGACATATTATTATCTCCACAGTTATTTATGATTAACTGCGTAGATAACTGACTTAACGGCTTAGTTAACTACTGGTCTACAAATGCACGTTCAATAACAAACTCTCCAGGATCTCGTAAACTTCCTTCTTTCATACCATGTTGTTTGCACCATTGAGCAACTTGTTGATTAAACTCTATATTGCCACACAACATAACTTTATCATTGGCTGTATCAATTTTTAACTCACCTATCTCTAATAAAGTTGTGATACGTTTGTCTCTTTTGCCTGTAAGTACAGTTTTATAGTCTAATACTTCTGCAACCATCTCGTACAATTCGCCATCTTGGGGATGATCTTTAAATGATGTTGACAAGTCTGCATAATAGGCTAAATCCTTACTATCTCGTACACTGTGTACAACATGGATCTTATTCCACGTTTCAAGTGTTTCTAAATCTCTAATCAAGCTCATAAAAGGTGCAAGGCCTGTGCCTGTTGATAGCAACCATAACTCTCCGCCTTTTAACAAAGCATCATTTCTTAATGTACCAGTAGATTTGGGTGCAATAATAACTTCATCACCAACATTAATATGTTGCAAACGGCTTGTTAATTCACCTTCTTTGATCTTAATACTTAAAAATTCTAATTCTTCGCCCCAAGGCGGGCTTACTATGCTATATGCACGAAGAATAGTCTTACCATCAATATCTAAGCCAATCATAGCAAACTCTCCTGCATGAAACTTAAAACTTTGTGACCTTGTGGTTTTAAAACTAAAAGTTCTATTGCTCCAGTGATGTACCCATGTTACTTTTTCTTTTAACACAGTTAAGTCCTAATTAGTATTGTGTTTACCAATTTCCACCGTCAACTTCAATCTCAGTAGGTGTTTCTTCTGTGGTTCTGTTTGCTAATGTTTCAATATCAAGCAACAGTTTGGTTATATCACCGTGCAAGTTCTTGGCATCTGCTATTGGCCATATAAAATCGTTAGCACCTGTAGCATCACATTGTGCAACTCTGTCAATAAACTTTCTAATGTAAAGTCCGCTCACTTGTAGTAGAACCCGTCTGCTTCTCTAACTGGACCAAAGAAACTATATCGTTCTAATAGTATAAGTTTAGGACAAAACTCAATTTTTGATCTCCGTCCAATTGTTATATGATAGTATCCTGCGGCATACCAACTCTTTGATTTCTTTTCTTTGGTATATACAGGAATCCTGGTGTGTATGTTGTATACTCCGTTGAATGGCTTGACGTCTGTAGGAAATCCATTAACTTGGTTTTCAGGATACTTTATTCTTTCTTTGCTATCTAGAAAATCAATGTTGGTAACATCACGCAATGACTTAATGGTTTTGTATCTTGCAGTACCTTGTTTTGTGGTTACAAAATAACCACGATTGTCTTTTTCAACTGAACCAATCTTTTGATTGTTCTGTTTTACAACCCAAAACTTGCCTTCTACGATTGGTTGTGCAATTGTTTCACTCATTGTTTTAGTGCTCCTTGGTATGTTTGATTAAGCCAACGTCCGTATTGTTCTGCATTGTCACTGAGTCTAGTCAACTCGTATTTACCACAGAATTTAAGGAACTTTGAACCTACTTGTCCTACGTCTTTGTTAGTGAGTTGTGTTATAATTGCTAAATCAACTCGATCTTTAATCTCATCTGGCATGGCAGTTAGATCAATTAGTTCTTTGTTTCTATTGTAATCATCTAACACTCTATGCTCTGCACCATTGTGATCAGTCCAACGTTGTAGCATCATGTTGTTCCATGCATAGCCTTTGCTTTTGCGATCTTCAAATGCTTCAAGTAGACCAACTTTGTTTTTGGTGCCTTTCTTACGTACACCTGGATAAGCACTGAACACATTGTCGCTACTATCACCTCGCATGCACTTTTCAAACAATAACCATTCAGGATCACCTAGTAGTTTAGGCTCCTTTGTTTTCTTGTCTATCACTTGCTTGCCTTTAGCATCGTATATGCCTTCTAGTGTAATCAAGTTATCAGTGATGCCGTTAAACTGTGTAACGTTTTTTGTAATCAACTGATAGAAGTCACTGTCAGAGCTGATAATAACATGTTCGTCTGTAGGATGCAGTGCAATCCAACGTGCTATAAGATCATCTGCTTCTGCATCTGCATCACGTAATACACTACAATTTGTCTTTTCACGTATGTATGTACTAAAGTCATCAAAAGTTTCCCAGAACAGTTTCTCTTCTTCTTGTTCTGTTTCGTTTTGTGCAGCTCTTGCTTCGCTACGATTGGCCTTGTAAGGCTTGTAGTGATCCTTGCGCCAACTACGTCCTTCTAACATAAACACAACATGATCTGCGTCAAACTTCTTTGCTACTTTGTTGATAGCTGCCATGCTTATGTGCAATGCATAGCCTACTTTCTCCCACGGATCAGTTGCACGAAATGCAACGTGTCTTGCACGGAAAAACATATTAGCAGTGTCAATTAATAGATACTTCATAACAATCCTTTTGTTAATTATGTACTAATTATAACACTAGATTAACTTGTTGTCAACGATATATTTGGTTATATATTGTGCCCACACTCTGTGCCCATCAACACCATAATGCCAGCTTGCAGGGCTAACAGTGTCGCAACGAGCGCCTACTACGGCGTTGAACGTATGGTCGGGGTTATAAGGTGCTATATAACTTGAACCCCATTCTTTTTGATCTTTGATCTTGCTAAAGTCATTATTACCATTGAAGAATATATGCTTTGCACCCAATTGTTCTAACTCTAAGTGAAACTGCCAAATCTCATCGTGTGCTTGTTTGGTTTTTATCTTCCAATCTACACCAGCAACATAGTTCTTATAAGCATCAGTAAAGTGAGTAGGAACATCGTCTGTGCCACTTGCAGTAATTTGATAATAATCATTATCAATCAGCCATTCTTCACGTTCCCAAGTACTCCATTGTATTATATACAATGTTCTATTGATATCTTTTGCTTGTTGCTCTATCCATTGTCTAGTTGTTCGCATGATTCTATCATTTGAACTGGCACTTTCTGCCTGACATTTAAGGCCACAACTCAGTCTTTGACTTAATAACTTGCTCCACGAATGTTCTAGGTTATCTGGATGAGGAGCTCTGCCCATTGTAAAGTATCTCTGATCGTCTTCGGCAAATGCATGATTGTTTACACATTCAGCTGCTGCAGTGTGAGAGTCTCCGTTGGTGTATAGTATCATTTTACTTCAGTATATCCGTTACCTAAGTCGCGATTTTTTACATAACGAGTTTCAGGATCAGCCTCTGATTGTTCGTATGTTTCGAGTACAACATTACGACATACATTTTGGAACCAACGATCAATAATGTCGTGTTCTGGTTCTCCGGGTTTCAATTGGTAACCTGCTCTGACAAGATTTGCTATAAACTTTTCGTTCCAGTCTAATTCAAATGCACCATTGTTTATATCTTCAGCATCTACGTCCATACCAAGTACTGCTACATAAGCCTCGCCTTTCGCAGTGGCAATTTCTTTTGGCGTTTTCTTTGCTTTTGCTTTTGGTTTTTCTGTTTCGGGCTTCTTCTTAATACCCATTGCTGCTTTAATTTTATCTAACATGGTTAACCTCAAGTTTGTTGTAGTATATAGTCTGCTATTGGCTGTTGAGCACTTAAAGCAGGATGCCCGTAAGTTTCAAAATCTAATCCTTGTACTTTTGCCCAATTTGATAATGTATCTTTTGGTTGCCAAATCCATTGCTTCCAATTGATGTTGTTAATCTTGTTTACAAGTCTGTCACGATCGGCACGTTGTTTCCGATCCCATCGATGAGTTTGTACAAAGAAACTTTTGTTCCAAATTCTTAGTGGATTGTGCAAATAATTGTGCGTCCAACTATTCCACATCCAGTATTTGATACCTCGACATTTGCATGCATCTTGTATGGTTAATATATAATCAACCAACCTATCTAGAGCAAGCCATTCATTCCAATGATTCTTATACCAGTTTTCTTTTATGTTGCCAGTGTCAGTTTCAGGCATTTGATTATAGAAACAATTGTTAGGCCTTAAATTAACAGTGTCGCCGTTTACAGCCGGCAACTCTTCACGTTCGATTCCACTCCATCCAATATATAATTTTTTACAAGGATGATTGCTATATATATGATCCAATGTAGTACGCCAAATTCGAGTATTACTAGCACCTGATTGTGCTAGGTTAACATGCTCTGGAGAAATTAACGCAGGCCAATAGAGATCTTTCCAATTATTAGCCTCGGTTTCTAAATGGCTTTGTTCAACAAAACTACAACCGTTAAATACTATCATGATTTTAAAAATACCGGAATTGGATTCATCTTGTGTAGGTTACGACTTCTAATTGCATTGTATTTGTCAACTTTGGCAACTTCGTCTTCTTCTAACACATCATATAAATCTTGAGCTTCAACAAGTTTCATGCATTCTTCTAGTTCTTGATAACTCATTCCATCAAGTTGATCCTCATCAACTCTGCCATCGTCCCACAATCCATCTGTAGGCTTTGCATCAATGATACGTTGGTCAATGCCAAGCTCACGTGCCATGTCCCAAACTTCGCTTTTGTATAAGTCAGCAATAGGAGATATGTCTACTCCGCCATCACCGTACTTGGTGTAAAATCCAACACCAAAGTCTTCTACTTTGTTTCCTGTGCCTACTACCAATCCACCAAACGTTTGTGCTTTTTGATACAGTGTCATCATACGTAATCTTGCACGTGAATTTGCCAATGCCAGTTCATTCTTTGGAGACTTAAACATATCTTCAAATGTTTCAAATACTTTTGTTAAGTCTATCATTTCAAAACTTGCATTCATGTAGTGTGTGTTTAACCATATGCAATGATCAATGCCCAAGTCAGTTTGTTCTTGTTTTTGTCTTATAGGCATAACCAAACACAATGTAGGAATGCCTGTTAACGCACATAATGTACTGACTACTGCACTATCTACACCGCCGCTAACTCCAACCACCAATTGATTGAAATTATTAGTTTCTGCATAGTCTTTGATCCATTTATAAATTTCTATCTTCAAATCCATCTATAATCCTTTGTTTCTTAACTTATCTAAATCTATTGGGGCCTTCATTGCACGTTCAAGTGGAGTACTAGGTACCCCAGGCGTTGCCGAAGAGGCTAATATGTAATCGGGGTGTGAATCTCCACCCTCTTTCCATGCAGAGTCTTGCGACTTCTTGAACATTGAGAACGTATTCTTCTGACCTGCCACCCAGCGGCATAAGGTATACAGGGCATTCAATACCTGCTTTCCTATACTCGTCAACAGCACGACCGGCTTCTGTAATATCATTTTCATCAGCAACCACAAACTTGAAATACATATCGCTACCGACCACACATTTATAATCAACAGCCACTTCAGGCTTAATAGCAGTTTCCCAAGGTTCTCCGCTAACTGTGAGTTTTGGGGAACAACTCCAAGTAACATTAATCCTATCCTGGCTGGAGAGGTAATCTCCAAAATCAGTGTGTAGCATCTGCGTTGTATTTGTTTCAAATGTGACATTTTTTAAATCCTTCATTTTAGGATGTTCAAACAATTCTACATACAGTCTTTGCCATGCAAGTAAAGGTTCACCACCTGTCATAATCAAGTGTATGTCTTGTCCGTTATCCA